TCTCCTATTAATAAATCATTATAATCACAAGGGGTAACAATAACAGATTGAAGTAATTTATTTATTACTGTACCATTTTTAATGTAATTTTGATTTGTTAAGATATCTTCTTCTTTAGCAGTCATATATTTCATTCGTATAACTCCTGATCTTAATGGATGGCCTTCTGGATATAATAATCCTTTTGAAGGTAATGTTACTTCCTCTGTAGGGAACTGATATGTTTGTTCTTCATTTTGAGGGGTAACTGGTTGTTGTGTGTTTGCAAATTTGTTTTGTTCCATAACGTTATTTAATTTTTAAAACTTGTTCAGATATACATATATGTAGAAAATAAAAAAGCGCCAAAATAGGCGCTTTTCTTTATATAAATGTTATTTTATATTAGTAATTTAAGATAGCGTAATCCATTCTAATAGTTAATGAAATTTCAACTGGTGTATCAACACTCCAATCCATTTCTCCAAAGTTAGCTTGTTGTACATAAGCTCCTTTCATAATCCATTCTTCAACTATATCACCTACAGGACCTAAAGCATTAAATCTAATGTCTTTTTTATAGAAATCAGAATAACCATCTCTACCTGTAACTGATTCATGTGATAAACGAACCCACTCCATTACTGCTTGTGCACCTGAAGGTGTTACTGGGTCATAAAGAGTAGCTGTAACATTTTGCCAATCAGCTTTTCCTTTTAATTTTCTTTTCACGTTGATATGGTCAAGAGTTACGTCTCCAAATTGAATATTTGGTCTTGATATTTTTTTCACTAAAAATGCTGGTATTCCATCTATATACATTATAAACCTATTTTGTACTTTAGGTTCAAATGCTGTGAACATAATTTCGTTTGTGTTTAATATTGCCATCTTTATTGTTTTATTTTATTCCGTTATAAATATAATACTTTTCTTTTTTTTAGTAGCTTGAACCACCTCCTCCACCATCAAATGTTGCTCCGGTTGGAAGAATGTTAAAGTCTAAGATTATAAATTCAGCTGTTCTAGTTGGTTGTAAATAAATTCCACCAATTAATCTGTTTCTATCAATTTCATCTGGTGTATTGTTACTTTCATCCATTACTACTCTAAATGCAAATAATCCTTGTCTTTGTTGAATTGACTCTAAATATGGATTTGCTATGTTTAAGAATCTATTTCTTGTTTGTACTGTATTTTGTTCAAATACTAAGTATTTAGAAGAACTTGCAATAAATTTCTTAACTTCAATTAATAATCTTCTTACATTAATTCTATCAAGAGCTGTTGGTCTTGCTTGTAATGTTTTCTGACCCCAAATACAAACTCCTGTTCTTGGGAATGTAGCAATTGGGTTTACTTTTCCTTCATACAATTAATCTCTTTCAGCTTGGTTTAATCTTGTTCTAGCTTCAATTACATTTCCTAAAATACCTCTATTTAAACCTGCTGGTGCAAACCATTCTGCAGCAATTCTATCTGATTGAGCTATTGCTCCTGGTACAATTACTGATGGTGGAACAAATGTTGGTTTATTTAAAGCTGGGTCTAATACTTTAACCCATGGATAATATGAACCTGCGTAATTTGTATCTATTCCATCTGCTTCACTTACTGCTGATGATACGTTGTCTTCTTGACCTACTAAATCCATAATATAGAAACAATCTCCTCTATCTTCAGCAAATGTATAAGCTTGTGTAGTTACGTAAGAGTGATATTTATTCATTACTCCTGGTAAAGCTAACATATTAATATCATACTCATCTTGATTAGACATTATATCTAATGCTTTATCATAAGCTAAACCACCTGGCTGACCTACTCTTAAATCTAATCCATGTAAGTTAGTTTCTGTAATAAATTCTCCTGTCTTTTTAACAATATGTGGTCCCATACCATCTGTACCTCCTTGGAATGGTACTGAGAATTTAACTTGAGCTGCATTAGGACCTGATGCCATTGATTGATCTATTGAAGCACTTAATGATCCTGTCCATGATGCTGATGGGTGTCCATTGAAAGCAGATAAATTAAATCTACCTGTTGAATTAACTATTGTATTTTGTGGGATAGGCATATTCCACATCATATTATCTTTTTTGCTAAAATCCCATCCTAAATAAGCTTTTTTACTATATACACTATTAAGTGTTTGTACTGATTTAGTTACATAAGGAACTAATACTGATTGTGCAGTACCTCCACTTGCTGAAACAATTGGATCTAATAATCCTGCAAATCCTTTTGGTGATAATTTAGGTGAAGCTGCTCCTTGATCTATAGTTGCATCTACTTCAATTCTAATATATCTTGATTTGTTAGGATAATCACCATATATGATTACTTTTTGCATACTTTCATTCCATTCAGCGTATCTGTCTCCAATTACTCTTGCAATGTAATTTGGATTATTTGGATCTAAAGATAAATTATCATATTGTTCAAATACTTTTGGTGATTTATCTGTATCATCAAATTTTCTAACTTGTAAAGAAAATCTACTATATTGTTCTTCACCATCAATATCAGCTGGTTCTTTAAGGTTTAAAATACTAATTTTACAATCTGTATTTGTTTGAGTACCATCTGCTAATTTATGACATTTAAATAAAGGTGAAACTGCTCCTGCAGTTGATGTATATCCTGATTCAATCCATGGAGTTGCAGCATGATCATATCCTTCTGTAAATCCACCGTTATTTGTACCTCCTGCAAATATATGTTCTGGTAATCCTATCATTTCTAAATTTTCAGTTCCATCAAATGTACTTTGATATTCTTTAAAATTGATATAAGGGAATGCTTGATCTACAAAAGCATTTGAACCTGATTTTGAATTATCTGCGTTTTTTCCTAAAGCTCTTGTAATATAATTAGGTGAAGAAGGATCTAATGACATTGATACTTCTTTTAAAGTAAAGGCATCTCCTTCTAAATTTAAACAAAAAGTACTATTAAAAGCAGCTGCTGTACCTCCGTTAATACCTGCTGCTGAACCTCCACCTGCTAATTTGGATAAATCTAAATTAAACCCAGAACCTGAAGGTGCTGCGTCATCATTTTTAGATGGGTGTAGTACTGTTAATACACGTTTAACACCAGAATCATCAACGGCTGCATTTCTAAGTGCTACTAAACCATTTGAATCAAATCTCCATCCACCACCACCAAGTATTCTTACTATAGTTACAGTACCTGCGTTTCTTAAATAGTTTCTTACTGTTAAAGGAACATAAGTGTCTTTATCATAAGATCCAAATCTTGCTTCAAATTCTGCAAAACCTCTACGGATAACTGTTGGTACGAACGCTGGTCCCTTTACTGTCGGTCCAATTACACATGCTCCAATTTGTCCAATACCTTGTGGTAAAAAGGATAAATCGTTTTCTCTGGTAAATACACCTGGTGAAATTATATTTTCTGCCATTTTATTTTATATTTGATAATTGTTATATATTCTGTATTTGCTTACATATATAAATATGAAAGAAATTTACAAACCTAAACTAATATAGGCGACTATTTTAGTCACCTATAAATATAAAATATATCTTAAAAAATTAACTAGCAGGTGTGAAGTCTCCTGTTTCTATGTCAACATTTCCTACACCATATTTTGAGGCAAATTCTTTACCTAATTCTGCTTCTTTTTGGTCTATTTTTTTAAGCTCTTCTTTTAACTGGTTTTCTGACATATTTAGTCTTTCTCTTTGTATTGAAATTTGTCCTAAACTATATACAATTTTGTCTGTTTGTCCTTGAAGATCTCTAAGAGTTTGAAGATCTTTATCTTCAAATTTTGTTGATGCTTTTTTTGTTGTTTTTTCTTTTACTGCCATAACTTAAAATTTATTATTTATTATTCCTATATACATATATGCGGATTTTAAAAGACGCCACCTTCTATTATATCAAAACTACCTGTTAATGCTATTACTTCTCCACTTGCACTTAGGTCACCTGAAGCTGTTATTTGAGTTGTTATAATATTTCCACTTGAACTTATATTTGCGGAGGCTGTTACATTTTTTGTAATTACTGCAAATGATGCAGATACTGTTGGGGAATTTAATTGTGGTAAAGCTTTTGTAAGTGGTAAAGTTTCTTGGCTTAGTATTTTTCTTAGTTTTCCTTTTCTGTCTTTAAAATAGATATCACCAGCGTCTATGTCTATCATTAGATCACTACTACCAAATTCGTATATTTTAGGAACTCCTATTTTTACTTTTACCTTTCCCATTTTAAATGTGTTGTATTGTTATACATATTTAATCATCTATTTCTGGTACGTATATGATTTCTTCAAGCATCCATTCTTCTATACCTGCACCATCTCCTGTCCAATCAGAGTGGTTTGTAAATGTATAATTTGAACATGTCGTTACATTCTGGAATTTTCTTACTCTATCAGTTACTTCGTCTGTCGTTCCTATTAGTCTTTGTGTTCCATCCATACTTTTATGCATAAATGTTATATTGTCTTTTGTTAAAGTATCAAATACTTCTGATGTTACTATATAATAATTCATTAGATTGGTCCTATATTTGAGTTGCCATTTATTTGATCGAAATCAGGTCCTCCTGATATTAAATTTGTACCATTAGTGTCTTCAAAATTCCACCAACCAGTACAATTCGCGTATGCTGAATGAGTTGATACATCCATTGGAGTACCACTATTGTATAATTCTGTTACCTCTGCTGAAGTTAATTTTTTATCCCAAACAGTAACCCCATTAAATTTAGTCTCAGTATTATTACCACTTTGAAGGAAATTCCACGAACTTGAACCTAACGTTATCTGTTTGTCAGTTGAATTACCCATATTAGGTGTACCAGTTCCACCACCATTCAGATAAAAACCTATACCACAAGTAGCAGCATTCCAATATAAATTCAAATTAGAACTTGCAGCTGAATTTGTAGTACCTCGAGTAACTGTTATTAAAGTATATCCATCACTATTTGCGTTTCCTCTATTACTTGAGTTCCAAAATGTAGTACCTAAACCTGCAGCTGCAAATGCTACTGCTGAATTGTTGTTAGAAGAAGAATTTGAATGAAAAAACCAAAAATTATTTCTAAAATTATTACTACTATCTCTCCAATCTACATAAATTCTATTT